CGCACACGATGGGGAGTAAGTGAGAATGGTGCTGATCTATTTGGTTATGTCAAGTTCCTAACGGAAGTAAATGGTAGACCTACCATACTCTCCCAACACGTTACCAATGAGGTAGAACCTGCTATGGGTTTGCGTCATTCCAATCTTAGTCTGTTTGCAGCCAAGGCTACTGTAGGTGGTGACTGTTTTGTGTGTGACAACATGGCTATTACGGGTGAGGTTGCTTTTAATTACAAGCATACCTCTGGCAACGTAGCATCTCTGAAAGATTTAATAGGTGTTGGCTTACTTAAATACCTAGAGAAGATTCCAGAACTAGGTCACATGATTGAGGGTTTAAAGCGAAGAACTATTACTGATACCCGATTGGCTGACACGTACCTGAGAGCAGGGAGAAGCCACTTATTACCTTGGTCACACTTGGGTATGGTTGATAAGTTTTGGCAGAATCCTACGCACCCTGAGTTCGCCAGACAGTATGATGGGTGGCGGTTATACAATGCTTTTAATACTGTCGCTAAAAAGTATAACCCAACACGTCAGATTGAGATGGTCAGTAAACTACATGAAACCATTATCCCAAAGGAGAAAGAGATATGCTTCTAACACCCGAAGAAAGACGTAAGGGTATAGGAGGTAGTGATGTTGGTGCAATCATGGGAGCTAATCCCTATTGCAGTATAGTTAAACTATACAAGGAGAAGAAGGGGGAGGTAGACCCCCCTTCTCTCAATCATGCTATGGAATGGGGTCATATACTGGAAGATGTTATAGCAAAGAAGTATGCTAAAGACAACAACTTCTATTTCGATCCTGATGCAGTACCATTAAACCATGACTCCGACTATGTACCTTGCCCAGATGCTAACAATGGTGTGATCTATAAGCCTAAGATTATACGCTCAGTTGAATATGATTGGGCTTATGCACATCCTGATTTCTTTGTGCAAATAGGTGAACCAGATCGCTATGAGTTGTCAGGCATAGAAGTTAAGACTGTTAGTGAAGGTATGTACCGTAAGTACTGGGCTAACAATGAGATACCGCCTTGGCAATACTACCAAGTGGTTTGGTATTCTATTATTACTGGTATAGATCATTGGAAGTTAGTGGGATTAGCACCTCATTTACGTTTATCTGGTGATCCAATATTGGTACATGATCTGTATATGGATGCTGATCTTAAGGCTAAGGTAATTGCTAAAGTCAAGAACTTCTGGACGTGTCTTGAAACTAATACATTACCGTATATAGAGAAGCCTAGTGAGGCTGACCTTAAGTTACTTTACCCTACTAATACAATGGATATGGTGCAGAGTAGTGGCACTGTAGACGCTGCTGTTAAGCGTTTATATGATGTGCGTATGCAGAAAGTTCCGTTGGTAGAGGAGGAGGAGTCACTTAAGAATCTTATTAAGTCGCACATGGGTAACGCTGGTAAGTTAATCAGTCAGGAGGGTGAGGAGTTAGCATCATTCAAGTCACCTAAGCCTAAAGTCAAGACTGATTACAAGGGTATTGTTGAGAGCTTTAAGAAGATTCTAAGAGATCAACAGTCTGAGCTTACTGGTGCATTTGATACGGTAGAAGTTCAACATACCAAAGCATATACACAGTCACGTAGGTTTTTATTAAAAGCTAAATACTAGGAGGGTACATATGAGTGGTAATAACGGTAGTCATCCTGACTACTCAGGAGGGTCTATGCCTGAACATCTAGGCACATTCCCTGTAGCTGTAGGTTTGCACGTTATGAACCTAGAGAAGTTTATCAAGAACATGAAGCAAGCAGTAGATGAGGACAACGATGGCACTCTCTTGATGTACTTCAACAGGAATGACATACAGTTGGCAGATCATAAAGGAGTTATTCGTATTACATTAACCTTAGACTAGGAGTTAGAATGCCAGAGAAATCTAGTGAGAAGAAGTTAGCGGAGCTATACGCTACTTTCCAATCGAAAGACTTTAGAGAAGATATAGCTAAGTGCATTAAAAACAAGGGCAACATGGGTATGGATTACATACCTTGGCCTAACGTAATGGATAGGTTCTTTAGGTCTTGCCCTAGTGCAACCTATGATTTTCATACCTATGTTCTTAAGCTGAACCAAGGTGGTATCCAATGCGAAACGGAACGACCATACATGGGTGATAAGGAAACTGGTTTCTTTGTTAAGACCAGTATTACTTGCTTTGGTACTACACGTTCCATGACATCACCTATCTATGGCAAGACATTCACTACTGTTAACCTTAAGCCTAGTGCTAGAGATATACACAATGCTCAGATGCGTTGCTTGTGTAAGAACGCTGCTATGTTTGGTTGTGGCATAGAGCTATGGACTAGGGAAGAGGAGGCACAGCTAGAGGCAGAGTCAGAAACGCCTGCTAGTACTGGTCTGGATGAAGAGGACATTATTGAGGTAGCAACGGAAGTCTTTAATGCTTCGCCAGTACCGCCAGAGGGTACACCTGAACCAAGGTTTAATGAGGGTGTCCATCCAGACCAAGTATGTAAGAAGTGTGGTGCTGTTATGGTTACAAAGAATGGGAAGTTCGGTAGTTTCTGGGCGTGTCCTAATTATCCAGATTGTAAATTTACCGCACCCATTACGACATAATTATTATTATTATTATTATTATTATTATATATATATAATATTAATTATTATTATTAATTATAATGTGGATTGGGGCTATGCCCCTTTCCGCAAACAGGAGATAATATGTCAGAAGTACCAGATAATATATTCTCCGCTACGTTTGCAGACAGAGATGTAGAGCGTGTCATCTTGTCTGCTATGATGCGTGACCGTATGGAGTCCTCTTTCTTTCTGGATAGGCTAGTCGTAGACGACTTCTACTACCGCCTACATAGAGAGATATACTCAGAGATGTGCGACACGTATAAACTAGGCGGTGACTTAGACTACATAACAATCAAGTCTAACTTCTCTAACCAGCAAAGGCATCAGGAAATACTGGAAGAGATACAAGACTACGCTTATGAACAACCCATACCTAACGAACAAGCCTGTAAGTTATTAAAGGAGTTCTCATCCAAGCGACTTATAGCCAGCCTATGTGCTAAAGCACAAAATTCCCTAAACGATAACTCAGATTCCTCTGCCGTTATCAGTTTATTACAGCAAGAATCTACAGAGATACTAAGATCACGTGACTTTCTATTCAACGAATCCTGTATATCAGAACCAGATGAATGGTTAGGAGAAATACAGGATGAGATGGATTCTGGAGAACGTAAGGCTAACGACTACGATGGCCCAGCTATAGGTATGCCATTACTAGACCTTAAGATGCACGGATTACAGGACATCAATGTTATCTCCGCACCTACGGGTCATGGTAAATCTATGCTTGCCCTTAATTGGGTAGTCCATATAGCCAGCAACGGATACGATGGGCGTGTCTTATATATAAACTATGAGATGAATCGCAAACAGTTGGCTAGACGTATACTAGCTATGGCTTCTGGTGTAACCTACGATGAAATATATAATCGTAAGTTTCGTAGTAGAGAAAATGCACAGGCTTATAACGATGCTAGGTTAGGATTATTAGAACGCAAGAACCTAATCATTACTGGCAACGAACCTAAAACACTAGGTACTACAATGGCTTTGATACAAGAACACGCTACCTGTAACAACGTCAGGGTTGTAGTCATAGATCACTTGGGTGAGATCGCTAGTGAGCGTGATGAATACAACATGGAGCATTGGATTAAACTACAGAAATATGTTAAAGAATTAAAGAATGTCACTACACGTTTGGGTATTCATCTGATCGTGGTAGCCCAACAAAACAGGGAAGGATATAACAATGGATTAGGCTCGGCTGGTGGTCTTGGTAGAGTAGCAGGGACACTAGAGTTAAGCCGTATATGTGATTGTTTTATTAATATGTATACCACTAGGGAAGGAGATAATATTGTATCGCTAGAGAAGAATCGTAATGGTGAGGCTTGTAAGTTTAAGTCTAATTTTGATGGAGCAAGACAACGTATAACATTGGAGGGCATTATATGACCAAAGAATATGTACTAGGTAGAGCCTGCCAAGAATGTATAGACGACGGAGATCACCCTCATGGCATCTCTTTCCTGTACGAAGAATGCCAGCATCACAGGAATAGAGAGATTAAAGTATTCCCTTCTAGGGAAGAGGCAGTACGCTATGTCTATGATGAACTACAAATGACCATAGAAGAAGTTATGGTTATACCGAGAGAGGATGTGCCTGATGACGAACAGCCGAGATAAAGGCAAACGTGGTGAAAGAGAAGTATGTCATATGCTTACCAAGTACCTAGGTGAACCTATTACCAGAGAGTTAGGTGCGTCTAGGGATGGTGGCTGTGATGTTAAGATAACAATAGATGAGTTTACTTACTTTGTAGAAGTCAAGCTATATCGTAAGGTAACTCAAGCTAGTGTAGCAGAGTGGTGGAAGCAGGCAGTACGCCAAGCTAATGACGATGAACACGCATTGAACGCTGTACCTGTATTAATCTACAGACAGAGCCATTGGAAATACTGGGAAGTAGTGATACCATTACAGTATATGCTATGGCAACTAGAAGCAACCAGTAAAAATACAAATAAAAAAGCTAACCATACCGTAACTATATGCGTCAAATTTTTGGCAGACCTAATGCGCATGAAAGCAGGTGGTGGATATGGATCTATATCCAATGGTAAGATGGACATATACATGGAGAAGTAGTATGAGATTATTTATAGGATTAATTGTGCTAGGATTATTCTTTTATCTGTTACTAGAAAATGCAATATAAGACACCCATAACAATTAGATCAGGAGATTGTATGCCAGAAACTAGCTACCCATCGGCTGTAACATTAACTTGGTATGAGGTATCAGTAGCTATTCACCTAGTAGGTTTACGTCACACCGAAGCCCTACGTAAAGGTATGAAAGATAAGCATGGATACAAAGGTAGGGACTTACAGGATAATTTCTATGGTATGCTGGGAGAGATAGGGTTTGCCAAGGCTACTGGTAAATACTTTCCAATGTCTGTTAACACGTTCAAGGATGCTGATATAGGAATCAACTGGCAGGTTCGTACAGTAGGCAGTAACAATAACAGGGACTTAATCGTTAGACCTGCTGATCCTAGTAAACATAAGTATGTCTTGGTAGAAATACACAAGTCAGAAAATAACTACGTTGCCACTATACATGGATGGATAGAAGGTACACAAGCTAAAGATAAACAATACCTCTCCTATTTCGGCAATCCAGATAGACCTCCTGCCTATCGAATACCGAAAAAAGCATTACGACCTACCACTTGGATGCCAGTCTAACGAAGTGAGAGCCTGTATTTTGAGAGATCAGGGTACAGGCTACCCTCCCCTATCTGTTTTATTTATTTCGGCCTCTATTCTGCCCACGTTTGACCAATCTTAAATTACCACGACTGTTATTTCTAGGGTTACGATCCTTATGATCTACGTCTAGGCTACTCTTACGCCCGTTAAGAACCTTCCTCCTAGCAGCATTCCTAGAAGCTCTACGTTTAATCTGTGTAGGCTTACCATGATATGTTCTGTACTCCTTACCATAATCTCTAGCCATTAGTTTGTTTAACTCCTTTTATTTTAATACATCCTACATTAGTATTAGGAGGGGGATCTAAAGACAAAGCCCTATCCATGTTATCAGTACACTCTTGTTGATCTTGGTATGTACCTAATACCTTGGCGTTTACTATATGTATATTTGGTGGGTTACTTAAAATAATCATGAGGAGAATCCACATAACTACTTGATCTTTCTGATCTTCTGTATACACTTGAGAGGTATATGGAAGCGTCCCTCTAACCCCTTATCTGACGATAAACTCCTACAGATTATGTAGTCGTTGTCTGTTTTATCCAGTTGATACCCTATTGTTTTAATATACATAGGGTCTTTACTACCGTCTTTTTCTAGGCTAGATAAGTACTCCCAATCCTCCTCTGCCTGCGCATCTATCCAGAAGATTTCTACTAGCTTACTCTTGGTTTCATAGAGGGGTATTTTTTTCTTCTTAGGCATTACTTGTTAATTCCCAGCCAAGCTGCGACTGCACCTAGCAAAGTAGCAACGGCTGCACCCATACCTTGCACCGTCTTAATCTTTGTTTCTATTCTATCTACACGTGTATGTACTCTCTTGATTGTTTCTTCATTGGAATCTATCTCTTTACCAAAACTGGTAATAAGTTCGTCTATTCTTTTGAAACGTAATGCCTCTAGTTCTTCGTGGTTATTAAACTTTTCGTTTATAAACTCCTTCAATTCATTATTGGTATTCTTAGTAGCCATCTTTATTTATTTTAT